AATACACATCAATCTGGTGCAACAGGGCGTGGAAGCAGATTCAGATGAATATTATGAAGAGCTTGATAAGCGAATAAAAAAAGTTTACCCTAACCTCGTTTCTTTGGATTCTGAAGAAACTGCCGTTGAAACAGAAACGCAACCCAGCGTGCAAAGAGTTGCATCTGCTCCCAGTGGGGGACGGCGAGAAACACGAAAAAGCGGCGTGACGTTTACTAAGTCAGAAATCCAGCGTCTTAGCGGTTTGAAACCACATGGAATGACAGATGAAACATGGTTTCAAGTTTTGGCTAAAGAGAAACAGAAAACTTTAGAAAGAGAGGCTCGATAATGACAAAGACAACATCAAACCGCACACCTCGTGAGAGCTTAACGCACGATAATCAGAGTAAGCGTAAACCGTGGCAACCTGTTCGCAAACTTGACACGCCGCCAGCCCCAGAGGGATACAAATATCGCTGGATACGCGAATCCATTTTGGGTAGTGAAGACAGGGCAAATGTTTCACGAAGAGTTCGGGAAGGTTTTGAACTTGTTCGTGGCGATGATTTGCCTGACGGTTGGTTTCTTCCGACAATGGATGGTGATGGCAGGCACGCGGGGGTTGTTTATCAAGATGGATTGATGTTGGCAAAAATACCTATCGAAACGGCTGAAGAGCGAAACGCTTATTTTGCAGATAAAACGCAAGAAGCCAAAGATGCGTTGGACAATACGATGTTCAACGAAAACAGAGGCGACAGTCGGTACGTCAAGTATGAGCCAAATAGATCCTCTCAAGTAACTTTCGGAAGGAGGTAACGTCCAATGGCAAATAAAGATGCCGCTTTTGGGATGAAACCTGTTCGGATGATTGGTGGTTCACCTTATACTGGTGGACAGTCGCGCTATCGAATCGCAGCAAATTATGGCACTGCCATTTTTCAGGGCGATATGGTTATGCAAGTCACTGGTGGTACTGTTGAAGTTCACGCAGATGGCGGAACCGTGCCGATAGTCGGGGTGTTCAACGGATGTATGTACACTGACCCCACCACTTCAGAACAAGTTTTTTCTAATTTTTACCCTGCAAGCACTAACGCTTCAGACATCATAGCTTTTATTATTGATGATCCGAATGTTGTGTTTGAAATTCAGTGCAACGCCGCGTTCCCAGTTGCAGACCTGTTCGGTAACTTTGATATTGTTTATACGACATCAGGATCTACAATCACTGGGATTAGTGGAGCAGAACTCAACGTAGCTGACGGAGGAACTGGAACTACACTTAGCGTCAAGGTTATAGACATAAGTGAAGACCCGAATAACTCCGATGTTGGAAGTGATGCAACTAACGTGCTTTGCGTAATCCAAAACCACATATTCGGCGTTAAAGGCGCTGGATTAGCATAAGGAGGCTTTAGACAATGGCTATTTCAAGAGCACAACTAGCTAAAGAGCTTGAGCCGGGCCTTAATGCACTGTTCGGAATGAGCTACGACAGCTATACAAATGAGTACGAAGAGATTTTCGCAATCGAAGATTCTCAAAGGGCGTTTGAAGAAGAAGTTTTGATCACTGGTTTCGGTGGCGCACCCACCAAAACTGAAGGTCAAAGTGTTGCTTTCGACAACGCAAATGAAGGTTATACTGCGAGGTACACCCACGATACGATAGCTTTGGCTTTCGCACTTACCGAGGAAGCGCAGGAAGATAACCTTTATGACAGCCTTGGCAAGCGTTATGTAAAAGCGTTAGCTAAGTCCATGCAAAACACCAAGGAAGTTAAGGGCGCAGATGTGTTGAACAATGCGTTTAATACCAGCTTCTTAGGTGGTGATGGAAAAGTGTTGATTGCCACAGATCATCCGCTTACAGGCGGTGGTACGTTGGCAAACAGGGCAAGCACTATGGCGGATCTGAATGAGACTTCGCTTGAAGATGCCTTGATTGACATCTCGACCTTCACAGATGATAGAGGTCTGACCATTTCTGTTAGAGCTACCAAACTCGTGGTTCCACCACAGTTGGTGTTTGTTGCTGACAGAATTCTTAATTCACCACAGCGAGTCGGAACAGCAGATAACGACATTAACGCCATCGCAAACACAGGAGTGTTGCCCGGCGGATACACTGTCAACCATTATCTGACAGACACTGACGCTTTTTTCTTGTTGACTTCAGTCACAGAGGCAGGCGAAGGTCTGAAAATGTTCCAGAGAACTCCAATGGAAACTTCGATGGAGCCTGACTTTTCGACAGGTAACATTCGATACAAGGCCAGAGAGCGTTACAGCTTTGGCTTCAGTGACTTCCGTGGAGTGTACGGTTCGCAAGGAGCATAATCTCTCTCCAATCTGGCCTACGCCAGAAATTAGAAGGGGGTGCTTGTCACCCCCTTTCTTTTTTACTACACTGTAAATCCGTGAAAAAATTTCTAGGCGAAAAGACTGACACGGCAGACGCTACTAAGACTTTTCGTTGACTCTAGTAGGAGGCATCATGGCTAACACAACTTTTTTAGGTCCAGTTAGGTCGCAAAGCACTAACGGTTTTCAATCCGTAACGATTGCGTCTGGAACAGGCACCGAAACCACATTCGGTAAATTAATGGGCGTTCATCTCCAGATTGACGCTTCAAGTGCAGAACAAAAAGCATCTGATCTTATCGTCGGCAAAAATGGTTCACCAGAAAACACGGTAAATCCTTTTGCTGAAAGCGCAACTCAGCTTTTTCCAATTGGCTCAAAACTGATTTATGGCGACAGAACTTTCCGTTACGCGCAGATGGATGGCGCAGTGACCGCTGGTAAGTGTGTGCAGTCAGCGGCGGCAGTTGCAAACCATAGGGATATTGCAGTTCAAGCTGCGGCGGCGGCTGGTGATACCAGTGTCACTGTTACGCTGGGTTCTACAGCGGCTACGTTAAATCAGTATGCCAATGGTTATTTGCATATCAATGACGTTGCTGGTCAAGGTCAATTGTTAGGAATCGCCAGTAATCCAGCAGCAGACGCAAGCGCAAATGTTGTTATCACCTTATTTGATGCAGTTGCAACAGCTTTGACAACAAGCTCTAAAGCAGACTTGATTGTCAACTCATACAAAGACGTTGTTGTTGCACCAGCGACAGAAACAGGTCCAGTGATCGGTGTGACTACCATTGACATGACCGATGATTATTATGGTTGGATTCAAACAAACGGTCCTGCTTCTGTTTTGACAAGCGGCACTTTGGTTCTTGGCGAAACTGCTGTCAGATCGGATACTACGGCTGGAGCGGCTGAACCTCTTGACGCTGATGTTGAAACCGAATCAACGATGATTGGTCAGGTTATGGTCGTAAATGGAGACACTGACAACAGCGTTATTTGGCTCAATGTTGGATAAGAGGATTCTATTATGGCTGATGTCGTAACGTCCCAAACTATTCAGGACGGCGAAAGAAAAGCCGTCCTTAAATTTACAAATGCTTCCGATGGCACTGGCGAAAGCGCAGTGAAAAAAGTTGATGTGTCTGCCCTGACAAAAAATTCAAAGGGCGAAACTTGCACTACGGTTCAGATCAACAAAATTTGGTGGCAGTGTACAGGCATGAGTGTCAAGATCGATTTTGATGCGACAACCAATGTATTAGCTATCGGGCTTTCTCCAGACAGCAACGGTTTCCACGATTATTCTAACTTTAGCGGCATCCCGAATAATGCTGGATCTGGTGTCACTGGTGATCTTGATTTCACAACGGTGGGTCATACTGATGGCGACACTTACATGATCATTTTAGAGCTTGTCAAAGGTTATGGCTGATACGTCTGATGTCAAAAGAACCAGTTCTGGGCGTTTGACTTACAGGGGTGAAAGTTTCCCTGCGTATAACAAACAGGTCAGAACTACTGGTGGCAAGAAAAAATTCAAAGTTCTTGCCAAGAAAGGCGATCAGGTAAAAATTGTACGTTATGGCGATCCGAATATGAGCATTAAAAAAGATCAACCAAAACGGCGCAAATCATTTAGAGCGAGACACAATTGCGATGCTGTAGAAAAGAAGAAAGACGTTTTTGCTGCATCGTATTGGTCTTGCAAGAACTGGTGATATTATGATGCAAAGACCAAGGGGAATTGGTTCCCTTACACCAAGCTACGATTATCAAAGTTTATCTCAAATGGGCGATCCACTGGTCATGGCAAGGGCAAGACGCGAATACGCGCCACAGCGTTACTCGCAGTTTGATTATTTGTTAGATCCAGTTGCCTCTAGGGATGTTGCACCAGCACCAGCGCCGATGCCAACTCAGCCTACGCCGAGTGATCCTGTTGCGACTCAGTTTCCGCCTGCTACACCACCCATGCAAACAGATCCAACGCCCAGACCCGACCCAATGCCAGTTACACCAGAGGCTTTTGATCCAACCGTTCCAGTTTCAGATCCAATGCAACCTGAACGGCCTGATCCAATTATTGACACGAAACCGACTCCAACCACGTTGGCTGAGTTGGAGGCGATGTTGGGTTATAAGTGGATCAAAAATGAAGATACAAGCCCAATTCGTAATATGATGTACACGGATCAAGATCGATTGAGAGATTTTGCGAGACAGTACGGTATTGCACTTCCACCTGATGCTCCAATTGACATGACTGGTTTTGAAGATCCACCTTTAGATTCAACGCAGCCAGATGGAACAACGCCACCAGTTGAAACAACGCCTCCTGTGAATATGCCAGCGCTCGGCACTGTCATTAATTTACCGTTTGGCGGCTCTTTCACAATTCCAAATGACATTCAAGAAAGAATTGACGCTGCAAAAGCTGCTGCTGAGACTGCTACTACAACCACACCACGAGCAAACATTGCAACGACAACATCACCGATGGTTGGCGGTAGACGCGGTTTGATGTCGAGAGAAGCCATTGAAAATTTACGGAGAAGGGTTCAGGAAATGAGAACGCCTTCGCCAACGGACACAAGAATGCCAACAAGATTACCACCAACTCTTCCAATCAACGTGGGTCAGCAACGAGCGCCGCAGTTGCCTATGCCGAGAAGATTGCCAACGCCAGTGCCTAATTTACCTGACTTTTTGCAGCGAAGTCAGCCGATAGACGAAAGGCTTGAGGAAGCAAAAAGAGTTATAGCAGAGATGCAAAGAGGTCCAACGCCAAAACTTCCTAGAAGGCGCATTCCAATTAACACTGATAAATTAAGGAGGGGTAGAGGGTGAGCAAAACGCCAGACAACGTAGCCAACCCATCCCTATACGCAAAAGCCAAAGCAAAAGCGAAAGCCAAATTCGATGTGTACCCATCAGCTTATGCAAATGCCTACATGGTTAAAGAGTACAAGAAGATGGGCGGCAAGTACAAGGGTGCCAAAAAAGCTGAAGGTGGAGAGATTAAAGGCTTTGATGCCAAAAAGTCTGATCTTGATAAAGATGGCAAAATATCACGATACGAGAGAAAACGTGGTGAAGCGATTGCGCGTAATATGTCGCAGGGCGGTTCTGTCGAAATGCAAGCAAGAGGTTGTGGTGCAATCATGAATGCCAAACGCAAAACCACAAGAGTTCCTCGTGGCTAAGAAAGGACTCAAAGATTGGTTTGAAAAAGAGAACTGGGTTGACATAGGCGCTCCCAAAAAAGGTGGCGGCTTTGAAAAATGTGGTAGGAAATCAACGAAAGATTCAAAACGCAGTTATCCGAAATGCGTGCCAGCGGCGAAAGCTGCAAGTATGTCAGAAAAACAAATCGCTTCAGCGGTTCGCAGAAAAAGAGCCAAGAAGCAAGGGGTGGGCGGCAAACCTACAAATGTAAAGACTTTTGCAAGTGAAGGAGGCAGCATAGTGAAAAACGCCAAAATGATGAAGAAAGGCGGTAAAATGGCTATGAAAAAAGGTGGCAAAATGGCTATGAAAGGTGGCGGCACAGTCGGCACCAAGATGATGAAAAAAGGCGGCAAAATGGCAGTCAGAAATGGTGCCAGAAAAGACACTGGTGGAGTCAAGAAAAACTTCAGACCGCCAAGTTCTCGCAACAGAGGATTATACGTATAATTGCTAAATTTATGGTTCTGTGTAAAAATATGCGTTATTTTGCACGGAGCCATACATGAGTTTTTTACACACGAACATACCCCACTTCCCTTGCTGGGTCAGGCGCGAATATACTCATAACCATGAAAAGTTCCACGGCGAATTTTTGCACGCTTTAGCGATATCGGTGACCACCATTCCTGATCGATCATTGAGCTTCCAAGTCGTTTTTACTGGCGCTGAAAGCTATGACGATGATTCTGAGCAAAATATACTTGGTGGCGCAATGTGGGCAAGAATGCCAATCAACGCATTGGTTGCGGATACGCCGCTGGAAGAATGGCCTGCACCGATGCTTGCTCATTTGGTTCAACCGTGGGACTGTTCGAGCAGAGAGCATGAAGTGATTGTTATTGACAGAGTTTCTTCAAGTCCTTGGATTGTTAAAATTGATGGTGAGTTTCACACTGCAAAATATTATTTCACAGTCGATTACACTGGCAACAGCATCGCGGATGATCCTGCACAACACAAACAAAGTCATGTGTTAGAACTCACAGATGCTGGAGAATACACTGGCAATATGGTTGCTTTGCCAAACAACCGTGTCAGAGCGACTAACCCTGCACTTTGGCGACACGGTGAGGGCGCTCCTGATTTTAAACCAAGTCAGTGGGTAATCAACGCTGAAAGTGATGACTCTTACATGGATTCAAGTTACACTTTCAACAATCTTTATTCAGATGGTGAAAAAGATGGCGACTAGCGGATCAAAGAATTTTGAATTAGACGTTGCTGACTACGTGGAAGAGGCTTTTGAGCGTTGCGGACTGGTTATGATTTAAAAAGCGCAAACCGTAGTTTGAACCTGATGTTGGCAGAGTGGGCGAACAGAGGTTTAAATCAATGGACGATAAAGCAAAAAGTCATCAGCCTTGCAGTCGGAACCGTCACTTATACAATTGACAGCACAAATCCAACAGCGACAATCGATGTGTTGGATGCTTTCAATCGGGAAACAATCAGCGGTAGTGAAAATGATTTGACGATGACGCGGATGAGTAGAGCAGAATACTCTCATCTGGCAACAAAAAGCTCGACAGGAAAACCAACACAATTCTTCGTTGATAAACAGATTTCACCCACGATAACCGTGTGGCCTTCCCCTGACAAAGCAACATACGATCTTTATCTCAACGTGCTGTCCAGAATGGATGATGCTGACGAAGGTGCAAACACGCTCGACATTCCATTTCGGTTCTATCCGTGTTTGGCGGCTGGATTGGCATACTACATGGCGTTGAAGCGTGTGCCAGAAAAGGTCGTGTTGCTCAAACAACTTTACGAAGAAGAATTTGCAAGAGCCTTGAGCCAAGATCAGGAAAGAGCTTCTTTCCGCATAGCGCCCGGCTATTCCACGGATACAGCCTAATGCCTTACGCATCCGACAAACGCGCCTATGGTATCTGCGACATCACTGGGTTTCGATATCGAAGAAAAGATATGAAGGAAACGTGGGATGGTTTTATTGTTGGTGCAGATCAATGGTCGCCAAAACATCCGCAATTGATGCCAAGAAAAGCGCCAGTTGATCCGCAAGCTATTTATAAAGCAAGACCAGACACAGCAGATGACAATAATTTTTTTACGGTTTACACCAATGTGGGAACAGGCAAGCTGGGAACACAGCTTGACACCTTTGGTTTAGCAATGAGCGTTGGCTCAGTGGAGGTCACAACATGAGTTTTACTTTGGCAACACTCAAGACAGCCATTCAGGATTATATGCAAGTCAGTGAAACGACTTTTT